AAAAAAGGTAGAATAACCTTGTTTATCTAGCTTGATTTATTTTTATATCTTCTGGTGCTTTTGTTTTGTAGCCTTCTATTTCTTTAAAAAGCTCCTCTATTTTTTGTTTACCTGTCAGACTCGACCTTAGTATTTGTCCGAGAATTAAGTCATCTTTTGTGTCTGTTGTTGTAATTATATCAAACTTAGAAAGCAACGCAAGCTTTAATAAGTCAAAGAGGTTTTTATTGTCTGCTATTAGTTTAAATGCTGGATTGTCCATCGGTATTTTGTGTTACAGGTTGCTCAGTTGGCTGAGGCTGTGTTGCTTGTAATTGCTCTTTGGTAATCCCTGAGAAGTCTGCTGGGTCTAGTCCTGATGACTCTAGGATGTCGTTGAATATCTTAGCGATTGCTGGGATTGTTAGCACTGCTGGATTAACGATAATTTGTCTGAAGATATTGACTAGCTTGTCTGTTCTTGCTGCTAAGTCTTTTGTCTTACCTTTCACTGATACCTTCACTGACAATGGGGCTTTCTGAAATTCTCCTTTGAGTATCTCTATAAAGTGTTTACTCCCTTTCTTCTTGAAGTTCGACATGATAAGTTCCATCATAGTTTTCTGAATATCTGGTGTGACTTCTTCTCCTGCTAGTACCATGTCTTTCAGTCTTTTGTTTGCTTCGTTATTTGCGAGCATTTCTCCTACATATTGCAACTCCTCAAGTGATAGCTCTGATAGGAATTTATACCCTTCTGTTATTTTCTTCTGGATATGTGGGACAATCCAGTCTTTGTATATTTCTTCGATGTGCTTAGCAAACTGTCCTCTTCGGTATTCGTGCAGTCCGTGTGCTTCTGATGTAACAAGCTCTTGTAGCTTGAATGGTGTTCCTGATGCTGGGCTGTTTCCCATAATAGCGTCATTAGCTGCACCCATTTGTTGTGCGTGTGCTTCCCATTGCTGGACTGAGTTATCAAACAACTGCATATTTCTTGGGAATGTATCAACTTGCCCCAAGTCTCCACCCTCTCCTAAATCTAATATTTCAAGGTTTTCAAGGTCTGTTAGCTTTTGCCCTGCTACCTTTTGACTATTTGGACCAATAGCTTTAAGGATTGTTATCGAAGCAGCGTCTAACATAGCTTGCATACGAATCATGTCATAGTTTATCCACACTTGAGCCTCGAACAGTTCTTCTGCACCTCCGAAGCCTAATGCTCGCCCATACACTGGGTCTCTTTTAATAAACTTGAATGGGCTTGTATTTTCTGCCTTTGTAAATAGTGTGACTCCTTGCTTATCCATACTTCCTTTCTTTTGATAGAAACCAACTATAAAGATTTGGGTTTCGTATTCTCCTGAGTCATCTGTGGGGTCTGCAAACCTTTTAGGTAGGTTCCCATGTACTTCAAATATCTCAATGTACCGTCCTGTAGTCTTGGCTATTTGCCCATCGGTGTTGTCGTTCTTCTTCTCTGAGCGAGATAATGTAATCAGGTCCTCTACGCTTATGGTTGCTCCATTCTTTTCATCACCCCAGCCCACTTTCTTCATATCCATTAACTGGTCTGGTGAGAAATAATGTCTGATACCAATAGGACCTGAAAGAATGTCAGTCTGGTCACAAAAGGCAATAGACTGCAAAGGTACTAGCTCTGGTCTAGCTTTGCTCATTTTCTTTGATAGTCCACCTCCGAAGTCTATCCTAGAGACATTGAGTTCATCAAAGTATGTATCAAGGTCATTTTCTTGAACGAAGATGTCATCGTGGTACTTCTTAACAAGAAAGGAGAGGTGATATAACTCAGGGCTATCCACATAGATTTGGACATCCTTTAGTTCCAAGTCTTCTGTTCTATGCTGAAGATTAAGAATAGGGCGTGTAATGTTCTTTACAGGCTTAAAATCACTCTTGCCTGTTAGTAACTGTGAGTTCAAGTATAGGTCACTGGTCTTGATGTGGTCTTTCATTGACCAATTCCATACATCATTTATTGGTATTGGTTGTTTATAGTTAGCTTCTTGAGCCACTATGTAATTGAAAATGTCTTTGTCTTGGTCTTCCATTAGTTTATTCCTAACACGTTATGTTCTGCGACCACATAATAAATTTGTTTGTCTATCTCTGTTTCATCAAACCCAAACTTAGAAAAAAGGATGCTGTCACCCTCCTTTACAAGCTGTCCTCCAACTATTACTGTTCCTGTTGCTGGCTTCTCGCTTACATTACCAAGCAGGATACCACTCTTTGTCTCATTTGGTACAACGTCTGGTTTTACAAGTATTCGGTTGTTTAATGGCGTGAATTTCATTTATATTCTTTATTCTTTTGTTTGTCTGTATAAGGCATATGGTTTAAACATATAAAATCTTAACTTTCTCTCTTTGTTCTAATACAAGCATATTCTCTAGCTTTCTCTTTCCAAAATCACCTAGTGTTCTCCAGCTTATCCCTTGATATGTTGCTTTGCTTGTGTCTACTTCAACAACTTTCACATCGCCAACGATTCTTTCAGCCATTATCGCATAGTTGGGCTTCATTTCATTAAATATTCTAATTGCTTTGATAATATGCCCTGTGATAGTGGATAGAATAACCGTCTGACTCTGTTGGGTTGCCATGTTTGCTTCATCTTCTTTTTACCAAGAGTAAGTTCAATGTCTGCCTTAGTAAATATCTTAAGAGGTGGATTGATTGACTTAAGAGCTTCGAGAGCGGTGTCCCCTTCTCCTGTTAGGGTTTTCCCTGCGAGTGTGATTTTTAGATTGAAAACGGTTGGTTTAGTTTTTTTCATTTAAATGTATTATACCACAAATAATAAATACAACTATCTAGCAGGATTCTTTCTTTGTTCGTGCGGTCTTTTGTAGACTGGTGGCAAGTCTCTTTGAGTGTTGTGCATTGATATTGCGTACCTAAGAGCATCAAGAGCGTGGTCGTTTTCTTTTATTGGGTTCTCCTCCTCGTTGTGGTCTGGTCTTCTTTCAGGGTATGCATAAGTCTCTAGCTCATATATTAAATTTTTGCATGATTCGTGTATATGTAGTCTTCCTGTCTTAAATAGTTCTTTAACTACATTGATACCGTTTCGAACTGAGTCTTTGTTTTTTATAACCTCTCGGACATTGATACCACGCTTTTTAAACTCTAATATGCCTGATGCACTTTCTGGGTCAGGATAACACTCATCCCATTTAAGAGATGCTACATAGTCTGCTTGTTGAGCGTCTGTTAGCCCTGACTTATAGAACTCGTCCCATACATAATAGTTTGAGTCTCTATCTTTCTTAATAGTTATTGAGGCACAAGGGTTGTTAGTACCGAAGTCATGTCCTCCGAATGTCTTTATCCATTCTTTAGCAGGAGCATCTTTAAATACATGAAATGTTCTTTGAAACTCTTTATATACTAAGCCCTCACTCTTTCTGAAATCTGCCATGTACTCTTGAGCAAATCTATCCTCTGGTAGCTCTTTCTTTGCTTTCTCAATCTCCTCTACTGGTAGATGAGGGTTATCATACGTTGTAAAATTAAAGGACTTGTAGTCCTCGTCTGTAAAATTATATAAATCATAGAAATGATTAAATCCTTTTGGTGTTGATATAAACAAAGCATGACCTTTTCTATCAGTTAGTGTTGGTCTCAATACCTCTTGCCAGTTTAACCAAAAGTTTCTCATACTAGCTATCTCATCTATTACAACAAAATCAAACTTCTGTCCTCGTAGTGTTTCCACACTTTCCCAACCTCTTAGCCAGATAAGCGATGAGCCACCGTTCTTTGTATTTACTGTAATCTCAAGACGTGCTTCGTTAATTGCTGATGATATAGGTAAACATATTCTTTTTAATTCATTCCATGCTATGTCTCTAGCTTGTTGATATGTAGGTGCTATGTATACAACCCTTGCATCGTCTTTGTATATTGCTTTAGCAACCATTTCAAGAATAGCAAGAGTGGTCTTTCCCCATCGTCTACCGCAATTCACTACTCTAAAACGGTGTGTATCAATTGCTACTAGCTTTTGAGTTTCATGGAGTATCATTTTTGTTTATAAGTTCGCTTGGTAGTATAACCATTCTTAAAA